TACACTGAACATGCCAGACGACATAGATCAAAACTGAAGTTCGGTTCAATGCGTGGCTTCTCTGCGTTGTAGTAGGGTTCAGTATTGTATTGTGTAGATGCGTCGCCACCAGGTTTAAAACTATCGCTGCACATCACGGTATCGTTGTATGTATAGATACTGCGACCAAAGTCAATGATCTTCGCGATACGTCCAAATGTGGGAACCTTGTAGTACACGTTCTCGAACTTATATAATAAAAATTGCTTATTTGTCTCATTGAACATGATGTTGCTGCTATGTAAATCGTTATGTGTAAACGAAAACACGCGCTGATACGTAAGTAGGGTCATGATAACTTGCATAAGGATACTGAACCATTCACTATCGTTCAGTTCCTGGTCGCCCATCAGGTCGTCCAGAGTGTATTCCATTTTCTCCATGAAAACTAGCTCCACTGGAAACCGTGGAATGGTAGCCAGAACAATTTCCTCGTCTTCACTCGATCCCGTCTCGTCGCTCCAGCTCCCTTCAGAACCAGAACCAGAACCAGAACCAGAACCAGAACCACCAGACGATGTACATGATGTGCGCGACGAACAACTTGATGAAGAACTACCACTGTCATTATTGTCATCATTGGTATCTGTACCATCACTATTTGATGGAGTAACGTCGATGAGTTCTAGATCGGACGTCGCCAGGTCGGACAAAGTGAACACAGTATCGCCACATTCTTCTATACCTACATTGGTCGGAACAAACAAATCATCATACGAAATATCAGCAATGTCCGATATCGTTTGTACCAATCCATCACTCACTGTCGCGTTTGCCATTGTCTCGATAGAAATGGGAGGCATACGTCCACCCCGATTAGAACCATTATCGGTGATATCGTTGATGAACAACGAGTAGTCTTCCACATGAAAGTCTACATTCTTATGTTTGTTGAAAAACGTGGATGCATGTAGGTACTCCAAGTCGTCATAGATATTCACATTTAGGTTTTGCTTAACTCCCGTAAATGCACCATAATATGAGATACCATGTGCGAAATTGGTATGAGACTGGAGCAGGTTTGAAAAATACACAAACATACCATCCACATATGCATTGTTGTTTATGTCGGTTAAACAAAGGTTGGATTTGCTGGAGTCGGAGAACGTTGGAAGATTAAAGATATCGTCATGTGAGAACGTCTTCCCTACCATGTACTTGTACGGGTCGGTCAATGGAATGATCTTGCAGAACACCGAGTCTGTCATTGTTTTCTTATCGTCCGTGCTAGATAGTTCCACTTTGTATGTCGTATCCGTCTCTTTTTGAATAATGCGCGTCACTTGCATCGGGTTATTCAGATTTACACAGTCACAGTTTGTCTCATTCATTTCAAAAAAGCGATTGTAGATAGGTATGTAATTCTGTACATACTCCATATCCATGCCCCCAGACTCCTTAAGTTGCGCGAACAGATTAGAGTTCCTGCGCTTTGTGTAGTGGACCTTGCATACCGATTCACTTTCTACGGATACAGAGTCGTTCATTATCACCTAATGACATTTATAACTTCGTATTTATACGCTTTGTCTTTGATATGTGAAGATGTGGTTGTGAGTGATACTATGCGCGCGTTTATTTCCTCCAAAATATTAGAGTATAAGACAGTATACAACATGACACTTGAACTCAAAAAATTCAGCATGAAGTCCATCAGTTTCAAGCCCGATGAGTCCAAGGGACCTGTCTGTGTGCTTATCGGGCGCAGAGATACTGGAAAGAGTTTCTTGGTTAGGGATCTACTGTTCTATCATCAAGATATTCCTATCGGTGTCGTCGTCGCGGGAACGGAAGAAGGAAATGGATTCTATGGAAAACTTGTTCCGAAACTCTTCATTCATACAGAATATACTTCAAGTATCATTGAAAACATACTTAAGCGGCAAAGAGGTGTTCTAAAACAGATAAAAAAAGAGCTAGAAATGAAGCGGCGTTCCACCATCGATCCGAGAACGTTTGTTATTTTGGATGATTGTTTGTATGATTCGTCCTGGACCCGAGACAAACTGATGCGACTATTGTTTATGAACGGTCGTCACTGGAAAATAATGCTTATCATCACCATGCAGTACCCGCTCGGTATTCCCCCGACACTGCGTACCAACATTGATTTTGTATTCATTCTACGAGAACCGTATATCGCCAACAGGAAGCGCATTTACGAGAACTATGCAGGCATGTTCCCCACCCTAGAGTCGTTCTGTCAAGTGATGGATCAATGCACAGAGAACTACGAGTGTCTCGTGATCAACAACAATTCTAAATCAAATAAACTCAGTGACCAAGTGTTCTGGTACAAGGCCGAAGCTCATAACGATTTCCGACTGGGATCAAAGGAGTTCTGGGAACTTTCAAAGAACCTAGGATCGGACGACGAGGACGAAAAATATGACCCGTCAGCGGCAAAGAAGCGTGGTGCTGGACAGACCATCAATGTTAAAAAGACCAAATGGTAGAGGTGGTAGTGTACTAATACCGTAGCATAACATGATATAGTGTTGAATTATTCAACATATTATCATATAATAATCATAACACCTAAACAGCAGCAACCTTGGACAATCCACGATCGGTATTTAAGTCAGTGACAACGTTTTCGCCCTCAAACAACTCGGAACGAATATCGCCCACGGATACGGTATCGGTAGATCCAGTCAATGATGCCTCCTGGGTGCTCACCTTGCCCACAGAGATGAGGTTACCATCTTCGTCCACATCCTGAGTGAGTGTGGTGTTGTATTTCTCGGCCTTCTCCATGTTGTCTTGGATGGCATCCTTCTTGGTCTCCTTCAAACGCTTGTCAAATGAAGCCTTTGCGAAATCCTGGTTCTTGATTTTCTCCTGCATGAGCTTGTTTAGTTCATCTTCCATATACTCTACACGTCCCGTCTTGTAGGCATCTGGTTCCCATGGCATCCACATACCGACAGGACCCACATATACATCGTGGTTAGGATCCACCTCGCGTAGCATCTTGCATCGGAGTTCGGCCTCCTCAAGTGATGGATATACACCACGGACCTTTAGCCCACGCACAGCCGTCTGGAAATCATGTGCTCGGAGAAACTCGGCGTCCAATTGTTCCTCTTTGGCATCAACAAAGTTCTTGTAATCGGAGTCCATTGATGTATCCTTCAATGTATCAATCTCATCCTTGGCGAACTCCTTGAAGTCGTCGAGTAGCGCATCATTGGACAGGTTATATTTGTATGACAAAAAGCTCAAGAACTGGTGATACTTCTCCATGGACTTGGAAAGCTCAAACTCTTTCAAGAATCGCTCAAAGAAGAAGATTTCACGGTTCTTCAGAGTGGTTTCTGGGGAGACGAAAGACACACAAGTGAACTTCTGGTTGGCAATGGGTCTATCCTCATCAAGCACATCAACATACTTTTTATTGGGTGTTCCGTCTGCATTCATTTTTCGTGTAAAGTTAGAAGAATTATCGGCGGACATTATACACTACAGAGCCTTGTATGTCTAAGTTCTTTGGATTCATTCGGTACAGATGGTCCATGTTCGGTCCAATAGGTCCATTATAGTCACTATTCTTTAGCGACATTGTTGTCATTCATAGACATCTCTCGCGAAATATTTTCTCCACATTAAGTATAAATCAATGTTTGACGCTTCTGAATTGATAAAGCGCGTTATTAAGTACTTGGTGGAGGGTCTTATGGTAGCTATCGCCGCCTATGCCATCCCCAAGAGATCTCTGAATATGGAGGAAATCGGTCTCCTCGCGCTCACGGCTGCTGCCACGTTCAGCATCTTGGATACCTATATCCCCAGCATGGGTGTTACCACTCGCTCTGGTGCAGGATTCGGTATTGGTGCCAACCTCGTTGGCTTCCCTGGAGGACTCTAAATATACCCCGTCCATAATAAACCATCAACCCACATATACGGACCATCATTATCCGTTCCGTATATGTTTCTACTTTAGCTTTTGTGTATGACAGCCTACACAGTTGCGATGCCTACACAGTTGCGATGCCTACACAGTTGCGATGAACTCCCAGTCCAATTCATCACAAATCTTTTTCCAGATCGCATCCTGTTCAATCAGTTTCTCTCTATCTTTTAGCATAGGTATGTGTTCCAAATATTTTGTCTGGTCGAGCAACTCAAACAACTTGAACACCACGTAATAATAGTGTAGAAAGTTCACTCTGTAGTCGGGACAATGTTTGGCATATGGGCACTGAATTTCCATGAAGAAATTACATAAGGTCTCCTCTAACTCCTGACTTATCAGAACAGGGCGTATCCCCAGCTTGTTCTTGATGAAGTTGATGTGCTCGTAGTACTTATTGTATCCTAACTTTTTCAGCAAATCTTTGCACATGTAATACGTCAAGTCGTCAATCACGATGCGCTCCTTCTTGATCTGTAATTTCAAGTTCTCAATCACCTCTTCGGGAATCTGTGTCGTCTCCTTTCCCTGAAACTGAGATAGAATCTCCTTGAAATGATTGATCTTCTTGTAGGCGTAGAAGCACACCTCCTTAGGAGGCTCCTTGTACGACGGTTTGTCGTTCTCGATAAGATACTTCACGCTACTACTACACAGAGTACAAATCATCACACCTTCGTCCTCTATAGGCACAAGCTCGCCCTTGTAGCAAGACTTGCACACGTCCGTGGCATACACATACTTACTCACATCTAAAAAACTATTGTCGATATTAGACAAGTATCGCTGAATAATATTCGTATTGTTCTTCTCCATACAACGAATGTTGTCCTCCGCATTCGTATTTAGTTTGAAAAACGTATCCAATTTCGTATTGAGTGTCACATCTTCGTCGCCCTCCGATATCTTCTTCTTGTTCTCAAAATATCCAAACACAAACTGCGAATTATCCAAGAAATACTTGGACTTATTTCGCTTTAGTCGGACGATCTCAGCTTTGATCACATCTATTCTATCCTTACGGTCCAATTGTTGGTCCAATCTCTGACCAGAAATAGCTGTGCCCGCGGAGCGCCGATGTTTGTCCTTTAACGCGCGCAACTCCTTTGTTAGTTCATCGATGCGCAGCTCATCTGACGAAAACTCAGACATCTTTTCACAATGCTTACCATCTAGCGTAATGGTACTCTTCTCGCTCACCAATATCTTCTTGTTAGTTTTGGGTTTGAACGATGGCATGACAGAACAGGAACGGGACAAGAGTAGGTATATTATATTATATAAGCAGTTCACTCTATCCTAGTTACACATTTGATTCTTTGTACTTTGTAGAATGAGTCAGAGGATTTGTTTAGCAATGAAGAATGGAACAGATTTTCAATAATGACATTGGTTCAAAATCGTAAAAACAAGAGAGAAATGGTGTGTACTTATTGTACATAATGGATATAGTGAAGACCTTGCCTGCGAACGACAACGTTAAGATGGACCGACATACCTTCATGAAAATGTCGTTCATCTATACCGCAGTCAATGGCGGATGGACCGTGAGCAAAAAGAAGGACAAATACGTATTTTGCAAACCACATGAGGGACGCAAAGAAGTGTTTGAAAACTCTTACCTTGAAGCTTTCGTAAAAACCAATACAGAACTTATTTCAAAATAGTTGTATAATCGCACTATTCGTCCTATTCGCGTGTTTCTGCGATTTTATTATCTTTACTAGTATTATAATCATGGGAGGAGGCCTTATGCAACTAGTCGCCTACGGCGCACAAGACGTTTACTTGACTGGAAACCCCCAGATTACCTTCTGGAAGGTGACCTACCGCAGATATACCAACTTCGCCATTGAGTCCATTGAGCAAACGTTCAACGGACAGGCCGATTTTGGCCGCCGTGTGACATGTACCATCAGCCGCAATGGTGATCTTGCCTACCGCACCTACTTGCAGGTTACTCTCCCTGAGATTAACCAGTCTATGGGTACCGCAGCCACCGCCGCCGTGTATGCACGCTGGTTGGACTTCCCTGGAGAGCAACTCATCTCCCAGGTAGAGGTTGAGATTGGAGGACAGCGCATCGACCGTCAATATGGCGACTGGATGCACATCTGGAACCAGCTCACCATGACTGCTGACCAGCAGAAGGGATACTTCAAGATGGTTGGTAACACCACCCAACTTACATTCATCACCGATCCCACATTCGCCGAGATCGATGGTCCTTGCGATGCCAACGCACCCCGCCAGGTGTGCGCTCCTCGTAACGCACTCCCCGAGACCACTCTTTACATCCCCCTCCAGTTCTGGTTTTGCACCAACCCTGGACTCGCTCTTCCTTTGATCGCCCTTCAATACCACGAGGTCAAGATCAACTTGGACTTGCGTCCCATTGATGAGTGCCTATGGGCAGTCACCGCACTAGGATGCGAGGCTGGTGCCGCCAAGACGGCCGCCACCGCAACCATTGCCTATAACCAGTCTTTGGTCGCCGCTTCCCTATACGTTGATTATCTGTTCCTTGACTCCGACGAACGTCGCAGATTCGCACAGAACCCTCACGAGTATCTTATCACTCAACTCCAGTTCACTGGCGACGAGTCCGTCGGATCCTCTTCCAACAAGATCAAGCTCAACTTCAACCACCCCTGTAAGGAACTCATCTGGGTTGTACAGCCCGACGCAAACGTCGACTACTGTGCTTCCTTGATCTGTGACTCCTCCCTTTTCAAGGTCCTCGGAGCACAGCCCTTTAACTACAGTGATGCCATTGATGCCCTTCCCAACGCACTTCACGCATTCGGATCCCCTCTTGGTGTTGATGGTCCTGATGCTGTCATCAAGGATAATGCATTCGCTGATCCCACCGCCATTGGCAAGACATATGATGCTAGTTCTGGTCACTTTGACCTCATCAACGATGGTACCCTTCAGAACTCCGCCGTCTCTGACGCTGGATCCTTCGTCATGGCCGAGACTTCTCTCGACATGCATTGCTGGGGACAGAACCCCGTCGTCGTCGCCAAGCTTCAGCTTAACGGACAGGATCGTTTCTCCGAACGTGAGGGATCCTACTTCGACGTCGTCCAACCTTACCAATCACATACCCGTCACCCCGACACTGGTATCAACCTTTACTCTTTTGCACTCCGCCCAGAGGAACACCAACCTTCTGGCACGTGTAACTTCTCCCGTATTGACAACGCCACACTTCAGTTGGTCCTTTCCAACGCTTGCGTTGCCGGAACCAACACCGCAAAGGTCCGTGTCTATGCCACTAACTACAATGTCCTTCGTGTCATGAGCGGTATGGGAGGATTAGCGTATAGTAATTAAAACTAAGGTATTTAATCGTTAATTGGTAACAACTTAAAGACATTCATATTATATATAGTATAACATGAACTACACTGTGGAGTATGGTTTTGACAGCGA